GACGATTTTGGACTACGTTGCCCTATGGACGGTGAGTTTCAGATTGGAAACAACTGGTCAGAAACCCATTGATCTTTTTAACCACGTATGATAGACTATATTGTCTTTATTAAGGAGCTACACAATGTCAAATACTAACCTCAAGCCACTTCCCATCAAAGGTACTGTCTACTGGGCTAACCTTTCCTCCAAGAACGCTATGTCAGGCAAGTATCAGTTTGACCTTGGCAATCTCTCTAGCGCTGCAGTGAATGCACTAGAAGAGCGAGGAATGAAGCCACGCAACAAGGGTGATGACAAAGAAGACTTCATCACTATCAAGTCTAGCAATCCCATCCGTGCTTACAACACAAGCGGTGACGAGATTGGCTGCCTAGTCGGTAACGGCTCAACAGCTGCTGCCGTTGTAGGACACTATGATTGGAAGTCTCCGGCAGGTCAGCAAGGCCGTTCGCCAAGCTGTCTCAAGCTAGTCATTACAGACTTGAATGAGTACACAGAAGAAGGCGGTGATGTCGACTTTGATCTAGAAGCTGCTCTATAATGCTTCTGATCGATGGCGACATATACTGCTATCGAGTGGCTTGTGCGTGCGAGACTGACGCACAGGCCAACTTTAGCACCGCACTAGCACAGGCTAGACGCGCCTTAGACTCGCTCATCGCAGACACTCTAGTGTTCTATCCAGACCACAACTACATTTTCTACCTCACTGGCAAAGGTAACTTCCGCAATGAAGTTGCCGTCACAGCGCCCTACAAAGGCAATCGCAAGACCAAAGACAAGCCTATACTGTTGTCTGTCTTACGTGACTACGCTGTTGATATGTGGGACGCTGTAGTTGTTGAAGGTGAAGAGGCTGACGACGCGATAGCTACGGCGGCTTCTACTGCCTACCTTAACGACCATCCTATCATGGTCAGCATTGACAAAGACTTTGACCAAGTGGCGGGGCTGCATTACAACTTCGTCAAGCGAGAAGAATACTTTGTTAGCGCTGACGCAGGCATGAAGAGCTTCTACAAGCAGATACTGACAGGCGACTCTATCGACAACATCATCGGTGTTGACGGCATAGGCGCAGGCGGTGCTGAGGACTTGATAGGCGGCTGTCGTAAAGAGATTGACATGTGGGACATCTGCGAAGACCAACTAGGCTACGACAGGGCGTTAGAGAACGCTAGGCTATTATGGCTGCGTCGTAGAGCAGGTCAGATGTGGATGCCACCACGTGAGAGGTCTAAGGAGGACAGACACTATGGGCAAGCAACTAGTTCCACGCACTAGAGCAGGCAAGACTTGGACTGAAGCACGCTACTGGCAGTTCATCCGTTCAGCGCTTCGTCAAGCCTACTCACGCTACCCTGTGAAGTTTCAGGTTAAGAAGGACGCAGAGAGGACAGTGACGGGCTGCAGACACAAGTACGAGTATCAGTGTGCTGAGTGTTCTGAGTGGTTTACCAACAAAGAAATACAGGTCGACCATATTGTCCCTGCAGGCAAGCTAAGCAGCTACGAAGACATTGCAGGTTTTGCAGAGCGTTTGTTCTGTGAGGCTGACGGAATGCAGGTGCTGTGCTTAGAGTGTCACCAAAGCAAGACTAACGCAGAACGTAAAGCGAGGAAGAAAGCATGAGACACTTTGTTATCCCTGACACACAGGTCAAACCTGACTCTAACATTGAGCATCTAACGTGGGCAGGAAAGTACGCTGTGTCACTGAAGCCTGAGGTGATTATCCACCTTGGCGACCACTGGGACTTTCCTAGCCTGTCTAGTTACGACAAGGGTAAGAAGTCCTTTGAAGGTCGTCGTTATCAGCAGGACGTAGAAGCAGGTAAAAAGGCTATGGAGGCTTTCTTAGCGCCTATACGTGAAGAGCAGGCACGACAGCGTACTAACAAGCACAAGGTGTGGCGTCCTAAGCTAGTGTTCCTACTGGGCAACCACGAGAATCGTATAACACGTGCTGTTAACGACAGCCCTGAGCTAGAAGGTCTGATGTCCTTTGAAGACTTAGGACTGAAGAAGATGGGTTGGGAAGTAGTGCCGTTCTTAGAAGTTAAGATGATTAACGGCATTGCCTACTCACACTACTTCACCTCTGGTGTTATGGGACGCCCTGTGTCGTCTGCTAAGCTGATGCTGACTAAGAAGATGGTAAGCTGCGTGATGGGACACGTACAGGACAGAGACATCGCCTACGCTCGCAGAGCTGACGGTGTTTCAGTGACTGGGCTGTTTGCAGGCATCTTCTACCAAGAAGACCAAGACTACCTGTCGCCACAGACTAACCAGTCATGGCGTGGAATCTGGGTGTTCAACGAAGTCAACGACGGTAGCTTTGACGAGCTGCCTATAAGTATGTCTTATCTGCGTAAGAAGTTTGGGGAGAAAGCAGAATGAGTCTTACATTCAAAGACGTTAAATACCAACTGAGCATGCTTGACGAGGTGCTTGTGTTGGAAGTGTTAGACATAAACTCCACAGAGCTTGTAGAACGCTTTGAGGACAAAATAGAAGATAAACTAGATCAGATCGTTGAAGGTCTGGGAGGAGATACAGATGAGCTTTCTTGACAAGTCTCCTGCTGAAGAGTGGGATGCAATGAACAAGAAGCGTAGGGCAGAGGCTAGACGCGTTAACGAGGCTATCAAGGCTGAAGAACGTGTTGTGTCTAGGCTGTCTACCTACGACGCTATAAACCCTAGCCACTACAAAGACAACGGCATAGAGTGCATAGAGTACATTAAAGAACGATTACCTAACGACGCCTTCTTAGGCTATCTCAACGGCAACGTTATCAAGTACACTCATAGGTGGAAAGACAAGAACGGCATAGAAGACCTACGTAAAGCGCGTTGGTACTTAGACAGACTAATAGAGGAGCAAGTGTGATGGTAAAGATTAACAAGTTAATAGACCTATGTACTGAGTGGAGCAGAGAAAGGAAAATCCTTACTAACGGAACACTGCAGTCACAGACACTAAAGCTAGTTAGTGAGATGGGCGAGTTAGCTGACAACGTTGCCAAACGACGTGACATCAAAGACGACATAGGCGACTGCATGGTCGTGTTGAACAACTTAGCAGTCATGTCAGACACCACGTTAGCGGACTGCCTAGAAGTAGCATACAACGACATCAAAGACCGTAGAGGCTCTATGAACGGTGCAGGTGTCTTCATTAAAGAATCAGACAGGAATGCAGCATGAGCGAATTTAGAAACAGTTTTGGTGAATCAATCTTCCGTAACAAGTACGCCTTGAACGAGACACAGACGTGGGCTGAGAAGGTTGAGGACATTGTCGGTGACGTGTGTACAGGCATCTTAGAGCAAGAAGAGATGGATGTGTTACGCAACGCTATGAACTCTTTTAAGTTCATGGCAGGTGGTCGTTACATCTACTATGCAGGTAGACAGGCTAAGTTCTACAACAACTGCTATCTACTCAAAGGTGAAGAGGACACGCGAGAGGAATGGGGAAAGCTAGTACAACGAGCAAGCGACTGTCTGATGAGCGGCGGCGGCATTGGCATAGACTACAGCGTCTTTCGTCCAAGCGGGTCACCACTGGGCAGGACAGGCGGCGAAGCGTCAGGCCCACTGCCACTAATGAACTCTATAAACGAAATAGGCAGAAACGTGATGCAGGGCGGTAGTCGTCGCAGCGCTATCTACGCCTCACTCAATTGGCAGCACGGCGACGCTAAAGCCTTCCTATCAGCAAAGGACTGGCACTCGCTGCCCATCGCTGACGGCGTTACAGTGTTTGATGCTAAGCAGAACAACTTCAACTTCCCTGCACCGTTAGACATGACCAACATTAGCCTCAACTACGATGACAAGTTCTTAGACGCTATCAACAATGGCTTCTTGCCTGAGACGTTTGTAGAGAACTGCAGACAGGCTCTGATGACTGGAGAGCCCGGTTTTAGCTTTAACTTTGGAGATAAAGAGAATGAAACTCTTAGGAATGCCTGTACAGAAGTCACCAGTGCTGACGACAGTGACGTTTGTAATCTTGGTAGTATTAACATTGGTGCTATTGATGACATCGATGAGTTCAGGACGATTGTTCGAGCTGCCTCAATGTTCCTCGTCGCAGGGACACTCACTGCAGAGCTACCCACAAAGAAAGTGTACGCTGTCAGAAACAAAAACAGGCGTCTTGGCTTGGGCTTGATGGGTATGCACGAGTTCCTGCTGAAGCGTGGCAGTGACTACGAAGTGACAGAAGAGCTGCATCGTTGGTTGGAAGTGTATCGTGACGAGTCTGAGAAGGCCGCTAACGCCCTCTGTGACGCTCGTGGTATATCACGCCCTGTAGCCTACCGTGCAATCGCTCCTACAGGCACTATAGGCATCCTAGCGGGTACTACAACGGGTATTGAGCCTCTGTACGCTGTAGCCTACAAGCGTCGCTACCTAGTCGGCGGTGACAAGTGGAAGTATGAGTACGTTGTAGACGCCACTGCAGAGGACTTGATTAAGACACACGGACTTGATCCTGATAAGATACAGACATCGTCGTCTATGGTGAATGACTTTGAGCGTCGCCTGAAGTTCCAAGCTGACGTACAAGACTACGTAGACATGTCAATCTCTTCAACGATCAACCTGCCACCTTGGGGTAGTGAGTTGAACAACGAAGACCGTGTTATTGAGTTCGCTACTATCTTGGCTAAGTATGCACCGCGTCTGCGAGGCTTCACTTGCTATCCGGACGGGTCGAGAGGTGGACAGCCACTAACGATGTGTAGCTACAAAGAGGCTGTTAAGCACAAGGGGGTAGTTTTTGAGGAGAATAGCGAAGCTATCTGTGCCTCTGGTGTCTGCGGCATCTAACACACTGTAGAAGGTAAAAAGCCCTGTAGAGCATCCCAATCTCTACAGGGCTTTTTTGTTTACGTCACAGGGACGATCCTAAGGTAGCACAAAGGATTCTGTTACTTACGTTTAGTCATCTTAGGCTTAGTGCCTTTCTTCGCTGCAGCCTTCTTAGCCGCTGCTTTGCCCTTCGTAGTGTAGCTGTACTTCTTACCGTTTACCATTGGCATAATAATGCTCCGTTGTGTTGACAGATTGTGTAACTCGTGTTACTCTTTTGATGTCTCCCCCGCCGCTGCAGTCCCTAGTTAGACTGTGCGTCAAAAGCGTCCTTCAGTGCTTTGAACAATGCAGGGTCTTGAGCCTTTA